CATCCAATGTAGCCGTTGGTAAAGAGACTCTAGATACTAATACTACAGGTCATTCAAACTGCGCTTTTGGATCTGACCTTCCTGGCGTTGTTGCTGGAGCGCCTTTACATTCAAACACCACTGGCTTCAGGAATTCAGCTTTTGGAAATTCATCGTTAGCTACAAACACCACAGGCACCGAAAATGTAGCAATTGGTGGTGCGGCTCTCCATTTAAACACCACAGCTTCCAACAATGTAGCAATAGGCTATAAAGCAGGTTTAAGTTTAACTACAGGCGATCAGAATACAGCGGTGGGTAGTTTTGCTTTAGATGCAAGCACTACACAGGGCGCAAATACAGCAGTTGGATATAATGCCGCAACAAACACAGTTACAACTGGAGTAACAGCTGTAGGCTATCAAGCAATGCGTACTAACACAACTGGTTATGATACTGTAGCTGTTGGTCAAAGTGCATTAACAGCAAATACTACAGGACATTCTAACGTAGCTGTTGGATTTAATTGTATGATTGCAAACACCACGGGTGCGTCTAACGTAGCTATGGGTAATGGTGCTTTAGACGCTAACACCACAGGAGGTCATGGAACAGCCATAGGATTCCAAGCCCTTGGTGCAAACACCACAGGCGCACAAAATACGTCTGTCGGAGACAGGAGTTCAATAACAAACACAACTGGTGCGGAAAATGCAGTCTTGGGTTCTCTTGCTTTTTACACTAATACTACAGGCTCTAAGAATGTCGCTGTTGGTGTAAGCGCACTAACGGCTAATACAACCGCATCTGACAACACAGCGGTAGGTTATGCCACTTTAGCCACAAACAGCACTGGAACAAGCAATGTTGCTGTGGGCTTTGAGGCTCTTAACGACAACACCACAGCCGATAGTAATACTGCGGTGGGTTGGAATGTATTGAGCAAGAACACCACTGGAGCCGCTAACACGGCTATTGGTGAGTCCGCTTTAAGAAATGCTACTACAGGAGATGGTAATACAGCGGTAGGCGCAACGGCATTAGGTGCGGCTGTAGTAACAGGAGATAACAACACGATTATTGGATATAACGCAGGACAGGCAATTACTTCAGGCGCAGGTAATACTGCTCTTGGGCAAGGGGCTGGTGATGCGATTACTACAGGTACTGATAATATATTAATTGGCAGGAATCCTGCCGCATCCGCAGTTAATGCAAACAATCAAATAGTGATGGGGGATAACGTCACAGGTAATGCTAATGCTAGTTTCTGCTTTGGTAGAGATGGAACTGATTCTGCTATTGCTTTCGGTGAAACTAGCATTTCAGCACCGTCTGACCAACGCTATAAAGAAGAGATTTCAGACGCTACCGCAGGTTTGTCGTTTATTAATGATTTGCGTCCTGTTACTTTTAAGTGGAAAAAAGAAAAAGATTTACCTACAGGACATAGAGCGCATGTAGATGGTTCTGATAAGCGTGTAATGAATGATTACACAAATCATGGCTTTATAGCACAAGAAGTTAAAACAGCTATTGATGCTCATTCAGAAATAAAAAATGGTTTTGATATGTGGAAAGAAGATGACGTTGATGGCAGACAACGCCTTGGCCCATCAGCCTTAGTACCAATCCTGGTCAAAGCAATACAAGAACAAAACGCCTTAATTGCGGCACTAACCGCACGAATCGTAACCCTAGAAGGATAATAACCATGACAGACCGTACAGACGCAGAACTAGCAGTAGACTTCACAGCAATGGGACACAGCATTGCATTGATTACAGACGTAATCGCAGGAAACAGCATGGCAGAAGATATTGCCGCCGACCGTCAAGCCTGTGTTGATCGTAACACTCAGCACCTTGAGCTTATGAAAGCTAAGAGCGATTGGGGTAGTGAGAGCATGACAGCAACAACGTCAGCTATCTCAGCCGGTAACGGATACACAGCAACTTAAAGGAGAAGTATCATGAGACCTAGAACCAGAGTACCAGTGGCTAAAAAGCCTACCGCAACAAAAAAAGTAGGGCGAGGTGGAAACGCTCCTAAACGACGCGGCGGCCCTAAACTAATACGCCCAGGATCGCTAAGTACACGGCCAAAGGGACCGCCAAAACCTCCAGGACTGAAGGGTGGCGGGGTAATCAAAAAACGAAAGCGTACATAATAAACTAAGGAGCAGTAAAATGGCATACTTACTAGATATTTATGTTCTAGCAACGTCTTTAATCACGGTTGCCTCCGTAGTTTGCAACTACACTGAAACCCCTAAAGATGACGTATGGGTTGCAAAAGCTTATAAAGTGATGGAACAGTTCGCTTTCTTGGGCAACAAAGCCAAGGATAAATAATGCCTACTGTGAAAGATGCGTTAGCGGGGCTTAACGCTCATGAACGTGAGTGTACTGTTCGTTATGAGTATATTGAAAAACGCCTAGACGAAGGCTCTGCTAAATTCAAAAAATTAGAAATGTTGTTATGGGGAGTGTATCCTTTTATACTTGGATCAGCCGTCCTAACTAAATTTTTATAGGGGGAGGGTAATGTCGTTACAAAAATTTATTTTCCAGCCTGGAATTAATAAAGAAGGAACCGCATATTCTAATAGAGGCGGATGGTTTGATTCTAATTTAATACGTTTCCGTAAAGGCTTGCCTGAGAAAATAGGCGGCTGGGCTAAATCCTCATCTAACTCTTTTCAAGCAACAGGCAGAGCACTTCATGCTTGGGTAGACTTATCAGGAACCAAATACCTTGGGCTAGGAACTACTTGGAAGTATTATGCAGTAGATGGCCAAGTTTTTTATGATATAACCCCAATAAGAGCAACTACAACCAATGGGATAGTCTTTGCGGCTACCAATGGTAGTGCGGTTATTACTGCGACTGATTCAGATCACGGAGCCGTAGTTAATGATTTTGTAACTATCGCGGGAGCCGTTTCTTTAGGCGGCCTTATTACTGCCGCAGTCTTAAATCAAGAATATCAAGTTACCACAGTCCCTAGTGCGAATACATTTACGTTTACAGCAACGGAAACTGCTAACAGCAGTGATTCGGGGAACGGTGGATCTGCGGCAGACGCTGTCTATCAAATCAATGTAGGATTAGACGTTTATGTTCCGTCTACAGGTTGGGGATCTGATTACTGGGGAGCAGGCACTTGGGGCAGTGTTTCTGCTTTAGGATCTACAAACCAGTTACGTCTTTGGTCTCATGACAATTTTGGTGAAGATTTACTTTTATGTCCTCGTGGGTCGGGGGTTTTCTATTGGGATGAAAGTGCCGGATCAGACGCTAGAGCCGTTAGTTTAACAGCGTTAGGTGCGAACCTACCTCCGACGTTAGCATTACAAGTCATGGTCTCCGATATCGATAGACACGTAATTTGTTTTGGAGCTGACCCATTAAACGCGGGAGGAACTGCAAGAACAGGAGCACTAGACCCTATGTTTATTGCTTGGAGCGATCAAGAAAATGCCGAACAATGGGAACCATTAGCTACAAATACTGCAGGATCTTTTAGACTTTCAGCAGGCTCTGCTATTGTAGGCGCGATTAGAGCGCGACAAGAAACGTTGATTTGGACAGATACGTCACTATATTCAATGACTTTTGTAGGTCAACCCTTTACATTTTCTATTAACTTAGTTAATGAAGGGGTTGGTTTAGTTGGGCCCAACGCTATGGTGAATACCCCTAAGGGCGTGTTTTGGATGGATAAGAAAGGATTTTATGCTTATTCAGGACAAGTCCAAGAACTTCCTTGTAGTGTTGATGCTTATGTTTTCGGAGATATAAACCAAACACAAAGTTATCAAATATTCGGTTTCGTTAATAAAGGTTTTAATGAGGTTGGTTGGTTCTATTGTTCGGGAACTAATACGGTACTAAACAAGTATGTTACGTATAACTATGAAGAACAGATTTGGATGATAGGAGAACTTTCTAGAACCTGTTGGTTAGACGAAGGAATTTTTAGTGATCCTAAAGCAACGTCTTCAACGTCTGATGTGGGGTATGTTTATAACCATGAGTCTGGCGTCGATGACGATGGAACTGCGATGACTAACGTCTTTATAGAGTCTAGTGACTTTGATCTCGATCCTGCAGGAGAAGAGTTTCAGTCCGTTAGTAGGGTTATTCCAGACATACAGTTTACGGGTAACGTAGACACAGGCGCGTCAGGACAGAACGTAGATATTGTTTTAAAGCGGAGAAATTATCCAGGAGAAGAATTAACAACCGCCTTAACCTCTTCTTGTACCTCTGTCACTACTAGAATAGATACTAGAGTACGGGGAAGACAAGCGGTGTTACGTATTCAGTCTAACGATACCGATGTTAATGCAGTAGGAACTTCCTTTAGAGTTGGCTCTATGCGATTAGACGTTAAACCAGATGGCCGCCGATAATGGCTAGGCTATTAGAAACTAAGCTACCCTTCGCTGCAGGAGAATTATCTCCTGAACTATTCAACAGGCTGGTTAGAGTGTTAGAATTAAGTTTGGGTAAAGCAGAGATAGGCGCAACCGTAAATGTCAATGAAACCCAACGCAACGTAAACCAATTTAATTCTGGCGACATTATTTGGAATTTAGCAACAAAACAATTACAACTATGGACTGGAACTGATTGGGTTAGTTTGTATAAAGGAACCGAAAACGGAGTAGGCGCTGTTTCTAAATTAGGTTTGGTAACTGTCTCTACAGGGGGCGACACTTTAATCGCTTTAGGAACTATCGCAACAGGGTACGGAACTGAGAACTGGTATACATAATATGAATATGGAAAAACTACAACAAGACTTAACATTCGATGAAGGCTGTGTTAATGAGGTGTATCTTGATCATTTGGGATATGCGACTTTTGGTATAGGACATTTAGTTCTTGAAAGTGACCCAGAACATGGACAAGACGTAGGAACCTGTGTTTCTGACGATCGTATTAAAGAATGTTTTGAGAAAGATATTGCGAATGTATTCGAAGATTTAGACCGAAACTTGTCTTGGTGGCGAGAGTTACCTGACGATTTAACATTAGTTATGGCTAATATGTGTTTTAACTTAGGCGTCACGAGACTATTGAAGTTTAAAAATTTTTTATCTGCAATGAAAGTTAAAGACTGGGACACAGCGGCAGTTGAAATGATAGATAGTCGTTGGGCTATACAAGTAGGACCACGAGCAGTTAGACTAAGGGATCGCGTTTTAGAGGCTAAGTAAATGAAAGGTGTAAAACATTTTAAAAAGAACGGCACTGAACATAAGGGTTCTAGTCATAAAATGGCGAATGGTACGCTACACACAAATAAGTCACACACAAAAACAAGTGTAAGGCTTTTCCATTTAAAAGATCTCTCTGTTGCGGCTAAAAAGAAAGCAAGGAAAAACGCATAATGGCTAAAGGACTGTATGCCAATATAAACGCTAGGAAAAAGAAAGGAATTAGCCGACCTAAGAATAAGTCGACTATTTCTAAAAAAGCCTACAGTAACATGAAGGCAGGATTCCCTAAGACTAAGAAGAAAAAATAATGGCGGCTTCAATAAAACGCACCACAGGCAAAGGAGGTAATTACCGTAACACTAAGTCTGGGGCAGGGATGACTAAAAAAGGGGTAGCCGCGTATAAAAGGAAAAATCCAGGATCAAAGTTAAAAACAGCAGTTACGGGAACAGTAAAAAAAGGAAGTGCAGCAGCAAAAAGGAGAAAGTCATACTGTGCGAGATCTGCAGGACAGATGAAGAAGTTTCCTAAGGCAGCCAAAGATCCTAACTCACGCTTACGGCAAGCAAGAAAAAGGTGGAAGTGCTAATGTATGAATACAGTTGTACAGTTGATAGGGTTGTTGATGGCGACACTTGTGATGTTGTGTTGGATCTTGGTTTTGATATTCTTTATCGTTGTCGGGTCCGTCTTTATGGGATTGACACACCTGAAAGTAGAACTAGGGATAAAGATGAAAAAGTTAGGGGTAAATTAGCCTCTGCTTTTTTACAAGAAGCGATCGATAGTGGCGATAAGGTTGTTATTGAAACTAAGCTAAAAGACTCTAAAGGAAAGTTCGGTAGGGTTCTAGGTAATGTTGTAGTTGACGGGGTCAATATTAATCAGATAATGATCGACAACCACCTAGCGGTAGCTTATTTCGGGCAAAGCAAATCAGACATAGAAGATGAACATTTAACCAACAGAGCTAAACTTATAGAGTTAGGTAAGTTTGTTGCGGTAGAGTAATGGATGTTGTTCAGCTAATCAATGAAGTCGGGTTCCCAATAGCGGCGGCGTTAGGGTTGGGGATGTTTATCTGGAAACTGATTAACCGTATTATTGATGGTTTAGAGACTAAAGTAGACACTCTAGATGACAAGCTGGTGGAACAGATAAGCCACTTAGAAGAAAGACTTGGAAGTAAGCTAGATGGGCAACACGGTATACTAGTTGCACTAATAGACCGCGTAAGGTCTGTCGACAATGAAATCATTCGGCAAGACACCCTGTTAAAAACTATTCTAGGCGTACCGCAATTACTTCAGACGGATAGACTTGCAAAGGCCGATAGAGATGATCAAAGGAAAGATTGAGACAATCGCGTTAACGGTTTTGTTGATTGCGTTGCCCATTACTGCCGACCAAATGACGCACAAGTTTAAGTCTCCCAGTTTTAACGGCATAAATACATCGAGCCACTACCTGACTATTGAAAACCAAGAATTCAATCGTAAGGCCGATATAGCCGCTGAGATTAAGGCGTACCAAGAAGAGTTAGAGCGGGATGCAGAGAACACTACGCTTGCACGGTTTATTCGCAATCTTGAGTCTCGTATTTATGCCGAATTAAGTCGCCAACTGGTTAATAACTTGTTTGGCGAGACAATGAGTACTGAAGGGTTCCTTGAGCTTGAAGGTAATACCATCCAGTATTTTGTTGACGGAGATTTTATAACCTTAATCATAACGGATTCTGATGGAAACTCAACGACTATTACTCTGCCTGTCGGTTCTTTTTCTTTCTAGCTGTTCAGTGTTTGACCAGTTTGAAGATACCCATAACCAACGATTTAGCGCCAACGATGTAGTCCGTATAAACGAGCTTCAATCAACGGAGTTACGTAACGTAAAATCCCCGACAATAAAACCTATTGTTGCGGTGTATCCTAATTCTTTTACAGACCAAACAGGTCAGCGTAAAAGCAATAGTTCGTTTGCTTTATTTTCTACAGCGGTTACACAACAACCAAGCGCACTGTTAATTAGAGCTTTGAAACATGCCAGCAACGGCATGTTCTTTAGAGTTGTAGAGCGCGTAGGCTTAGATAATTTAACAAAAGAACGTCAGCTAATAAGATCAGCGCGTGAGCAAATGTCTGAGGACAGTAAGAGCAAAAGCGTACCACCACTGCTGTTTGCGGGTGTATTGCTAGAAGGCGCGGTAATAGCGTATGATACAAACTTATCCACAGGTGGTAGTGGTGCTAGATATCTTGGAATTGGCAAGTCTGCCCAG